GACCGAGACGTTGCGGATGATGCCGTCGCTGATCAGGCCGAACATCCGGTCGGCGGCCTGGTCCAGCCCCTCGCGGGGGAAGCGGATGGTGGCCTTGCCTTCCTTCCCCTCGATCCAGGCGCGTTCGACGACGCCCACCTGCGAATGCGAGGACCAGACCGAATGGCTGTCGAGCGCCGGGGCGCCGGCATTGAGGCGCGTCAGGTCCACGGCCCGTTCGCTGACCTCGAGGATTTCGTCGAAGGGCACGGAGGTATCCCACCCGGTCCAGCGCCGCCGCCGGACGGCCGCGCCGGTGGTGAAGACCACATCGACGGATCGGGCCTCGGTATTGACGGTCGCGGGCAGAATGGGCGCGCGCCGCAGCTGCATCGGCAAGGCGACCGGGGCCGCCATGATCGTGTCGGGCATTGCCCTATTCCTTCTCTGGTTCGGATGCGGGGGCGGCGGGTTCACTGGCCGGATCGCCCGCCTGCGCGCTGCCGGTCTTCGTGACGCGGCGCGGATCGCTGTCGAGCACGAGACCGAGGCCGTCGAGCTTGGCGTTGGTCGCGGCGATTTCCGCGAGGACCGCGTCCGGGTTGTGGCCCTGCCGGGCGATGGCCTGCGCCAGCGTCATCGTGCCTGTGCGGATCGCCAGCAGGTCGGCCATCGCATCCTTGTAAGGATCGACGGCGTCAAACTTGGGCGGCGACCATTCCACCGGCACATCCGGCATCGGGATCTGGCCTGCTGCCCATGCGGCTTCGGTGAACCAGCGCCACACGGGTGCGCAGAGCATCGGGATGAAGAGCTGCCACTGGACGGCATCGATCATGCGTCGGAATTCGACCAGCCCGGCCCGGATGGAGGAATAGTTGACCTGGGACAGGTCGCCGGTCAGCAACTCGTAAGGCACCCGGAACCCGGCCGAGATCGTGTGCAGGCTGGCCCGCTTGTACTCGCCGTAGCCTCCGGTGGCGGCAGGCTGGTTGAAGCGGATGTCCTTGCCGCCGCGGGCATAGGCGATCAGCCCCGGTTCGAACTGCTCGACCCGGTTGCCATCGGCATCGACCACCGAGGGCGCGATGCCTTGCTGCGCCTCGTCATCGCCGAAGACGATGGCGGTAACGCAGGCCTCGGTCTTCTTGCGGACCAGTTCGGCCACCTCGTAATCGTCGAGATCGCGCAAGCTGCGGATCACTGGCGCGCCCCAGGGAACGCCGCGCGCCTGCGTGCGCTGCTTTTCATAGACATGGGCGATCTCGGTCGCGGGGACCGGGCGCGACCCGAGCCCTCCCTGCAGCGCGCCCCAGGCATCGCCCGGATGTGCGCCATGGAGCCAGTAGGCCCGGCGCTTGCCGACCGGATCGAACTCGATCCCCTGCACCAGACGTCCGTCGCCCAAGGCGCCGGATTTCGTGGCGTCGAGGAAGTCGGCCTCCAAGACCTGCAACTGCAGGGGTACCGACAGACCGTCGCTCGCTCGACGCAGGCGGCGACGCACCAACACCTCGCCCGCCTCGACCATCTCGCGGCAGATCAGCGTCTGCAGCCCGTAGAAATCCAGCTGGCCGTCGGCATCGCACTCCGCTGTCCAGCGAGCGAAGAGCGCATCGACTGTTCGGTCCAGCTTTTCGTCGCCGCTGGCTGCGCGCGGCATGATCCCGGCGCCGATGATGTTGTTGACCAGCACCGCCACCGCCTTCGCCGCATGCGGGTTGTTGCGCACGAGGTTGCGCATCCGGTCCCTGAGCAGCGCCCCGGCCACGCCGATCTCAGTGTCGGCCGAGGATCCCGGCGCGCGCCAGCCCTCGGTGCGACGCCCGCGCGCGGCCCCGTCGTAACCCCGCGTCAGCGCCTCGAAAGCCTGACGGGCCAGCACGCGCCGCGCAGCGGCCCGCGGGGCGACCGAGGCGATGGCATGGTCCATCCAGTTCGCGGGCATCAGCGATCCCCACGGCTGAAGCCTGCCAACCCGGCAATCGGCAGCGGCCGGCTAGTTCCCGCGATGGCGCGTTCGATGGTCCGAATGCGGCCCAGCAGATCCTCGGCCGAGCCGTAGTCGACGGATTTGCCGTCATAGCTGACCCGGGTCGTGCCGCTGGCATAGGCCCGGCGCAAAGCGGCCAGTTCGGTTTCCGTCCAGTCGGTCATCAGAACCATCCTCCGCGTCGTCCAAGCCAGTCCGACTGCCGTTTTCCCTGGGGCGTGGATTGCGGTCGGTTGACCCGGCCCGCGCCATCCGTTTCCGTCGGCGCGGCCCCGAGCTGATCCTCGAGGTCGCGCCATTTCTCGTCGGTCCAGCGATCCGCGCCCGCGATCCAGGCGGCGGCGCGGGCATAAACCCGGCAATCCAGCGCCTCGTTGCGCTCGCGCAGCTTCTGCCACTCGAGCTTCGCAAAGCCCCGCTTGGTGCGGACCGTCACCAGCTGCTCGGCCACAACCTGCTTCAGCCATTCGCTTTCGACCCATGTCGGCAGGTGGATCGTGCCGGGCGGAAAGGCAGCGCCCTCGGCGCGTTCCTCTTGGGTCGGCCGCGCCAGGCGCAGGAAGCGATAGGTCTCGGCCTTGAAGGTGGACACCGCCACCGTCCAGAGCCGCGCCCCGCGCCGGAGGCGTTTGCCGCCCTCGGTCGCATCGACGAAGGTCGGCCCCGACACCGGGCTTGAGCGGTTGAACCCTTCGACGCCTTTCACCGGCGACACCTGCGCGAACCCGGCGTTTCGCGACCAGGAATAGACCGCCGGAGCCTCGTAGCCGGTGTCGATGGCGAGCCGCGCGATCCTGAGATGCGCGCCGCGTTCATGCGGCCAGGACCGGTCGAGCAGCGCCGTCAGCTGCGACCAAGCGTCGTGCCGGTCGGGGCCACCGTCGATCACGACATGATCGACCAGCCAGGACTCAAGTCCACGCCCCCAGGCCCAGACATCGACCTCGATCCGGTCCTTCTGCACGTCGGCCCCAGCGGTCAGGAACAGCCCGCCCGCAGGAACGATGCCCGGTTTCCAAGCCTCGCGGCGGTCGTAGAGCCGCTGCCAGTCCGGGGCTTCTCCGGTCTCGACCCATGTCTCGCCGAGGATGGTGTTGCGGAATGCCTTGATCGCCTCGTCCGACCCTTGGGCCGCCTCCCAGCCGCGGGCGATGCGTTGCCAGCTGAGCCAGCCCACCGGTGAATAGAGCGCCGAAAGATGGTAGCCGACCGTCGTCGGATCGGCGGCCGTGGCGGTCGCCCGCCATTCGCCAACCTCCAGCATCGCTGTCTTGTGGTGTTCCGCGATCGGTTGATCACAACCCTCGCAGACATATTCTGCGGTTTCTGGCCGTCCCTTCTGCCAGCGCAGCCGGTCGAACTTCAGCCATTGCATCGCGCCGCAATGCGGGCACGGCACGTGGAACCGGCGCTGGTCGCTGGCCTCGAACTCCCGCTCGATGCGCGACAGCCCCCGGATCGTCGGCGTTGAGACCAGCAGCACCTTGCGCCGGTGGGCGAAGGTCAGCGACCGCGCTTCCGCCAGCGTGACAGGGTCGCCTTCCTCGTCAGCCGAGGCCGGATAAGCGTCGACCTCGTCGAGGAAGATGTACCGCGCCGGGGTCGAGCGCAGCCCGACCGCCGAGTTCGCCCCGGTCATGATCAGGATGCCGCCCGTGAACTCCTTCGACAGCATCGTGTTGCCCGCATCGCGGGATCGGGCCGGTTTCACCCGTTCCCTCAGTTCGGGGCTCTCGTCGATCAGCGGATCGATCCGCTGGCGCGAGTTTCTCTTGGCAAGTTCCACGGTTGGCTGGACGGCCAGCAAGGGGCCCGGCGCCTGGTGGATGGCGAAGCCGATCCAGTTGTTGCCCGCCTCCGTCGCGCCGACCTGCGCGGCCTTCATGAACACGATCCGCTGTGTCGGATCGCCGGGCGACAGCCGGTCCATGATCTCGCGCATGTAGGGCGTGCGCACCGTGCGATACCGCCCCGGCTCGGCCGAGGCGCGGCCCGAGAGCATCCGGTGGCGATCCGCCCATTCCGAGACGGTCAGGTCCGGGTCGGGCCGGAGCCCGTTCCCCCAGGCGCGCAGGATCTCGCCCGCACCATCGAAATCGGTCAGGCCATCATCGTCACCGGAAGTCGGGCCGGACCTCGGCGAGTTCGTCGAGGTGGGCGCGTACATGCTTCTCCAGGACCTTCTGCATCGCGGCTGGCTCGACGCCCAGATCGGCCGCCATCAGCGCCGCCGCGCGTGCAGGCCAGTTCACCCAAGCGTCCCGCACTTCCCGCGCCAGCCGGAACACCAGCGCCAGCGCGCGCGCCCGCTCGATCAATTCCCCCTTCAGCTTCTGGAGCCGGATGCGCCGCTCCTGAGCTTTCAGCACCTCGTTCGCGGTCTTGGCCTGCAGGAAGGTTGTGCCCCCTCCGACCGCCGGGACCGCCAGACCCTGTTCGCGGAGCGTGTCGCCGACAGCGGCCACCGCAGCCTCGGGGACGGGCTTCAGCTTCGGCGCGGGCGGCTTTCTCGTCTTCGACGGATCGGTCGTTTCCGCCCGGCGTACATCGCTGCCCTCGGCATCGATGCTGCCATCCGCGAACAGCACCAACCGTTCGGCCGACTTCGCCTTCTGAATCGCGCCCCGCGACAGCCCGACATGGGCGGCGTACTGGCGCTCGCTCATGCCCTGCATCGACGGCTCCGATTATCATTCAGATTCATGCGCTTATCGAGTTGATAAGCGTCGCGGACAGAGGGAACGTGTGTCCAACGAAACGATGCAACTCACCACGGAGCCACCAAGATGACCCGCCGCACACAGGACAACACGAAAGCCCTCGACGCCTTCATCGCCGCGAAGACCGAGATCGACGCGATGCTGCAGCGGCTCGCCGCCCTGAGCGCCGACCATTTCGAGACCAGCCCCGACGAGATCCACTGGGGCCACGTCGGCACTCTGAACCACTACCGCGCCAAGCTGCGCGAGATCACCGACAGCGCCTTCAAGGAAGGCGAACACGCCATCTGATCACCAGCAACGCCAGATCCCCTGCCGCGCGCCTAGCGCGGCTTTGGGTCGTAGGAGGGCCGCGACGGTCGCGACCCCGATCAAGGAGACGACCCCATGCCCCAGATCCAACTGACCGACACCCAAGCCGTGATCCTTTCCGCCGCGTGCGCGCGCGACGATGGCGCGGTCTTTCCCGTCACCGCCATGCTGAAGGGCGGCGCCGTCGGCAATGTCTGCAAGAGCCTCCTGAAGCTCGGGCTGATCGAGGAAATCCAGGCCACCAACCTCAACACCGTCTGGCGGCACGACGAGGAGCGCGGCCCGATCACCCTGCGCGCGACGCCGCTGGCAAAAAGCACGCTCGGGATCACCGAGGCCGAGGCCACGACGACACAAATCGAAATCGTCACCGCATCTGCCCAGCGCCGCAAAGGCACCAAGCAGGAAGCCCTGATCGAGATGCTGCGCGCACCGGGCGGCGCAACCATCGAGGAGATCGCCACCGCACTCGAATGGGCGGCCCACACGGTGAGAGGGGCCATGGCGGGCCCCCTGAAAAAGAAGCTCGGGCTTGAGGTGACCTCGGAGAAGGTCGAAGGACGCGGGCGGGTCTACGCCCTGAAGTAGGCGCCGAACATCTCGACGCACATCGGAAAAGGCGCTATATTCGCACCTTATTCGATGCGCGCCGGGACGTCAGCCATGAACATCACCAAGGACATCAGCCCGCTGACCGAGTTCAAGCGGGATTCGGCACGTTTGATCGCGCAGATCAAGGAGACAGGTCGGCCGCAGATCCTGACCGTGAACGGCAAGCCTTCCGTCGTCGTGATGGATGCCGCCGCGTGGCAGGAGATGCAGGACCAGCTCGACTATGCCGAAACGGTCGCGGGGATCCGCAAGGGTCTGACACAGGCCCGCGCCGGTGAAGGCAGCGACGCAGGCACGTTCTTCGACGGCCTCGCCCAGACGAAATGACCACGCCTCTCCCGGTGATCATCACGCCAAACGCGGCGGATGATCTTACAGCGTCATGGAACTGGCTGCGCGATCGCAACCCAAGAGCGGCGGATGAATGGCTGGCGGGCATCCGCGACACCATACTAGCCCTCGGCGCCATGCCTGACGCGCATCCTATTGCGCCGGAAGCGCGTGAATTCGATCTGCCGATCCGCCGCGTGCTCTACGGAAAGGCGACGCGCTGGCGGATCTACTATGCCGTCATCGACGGTGCGGTGCAGGTTCTGCATGTCCGCCACGGTCGCCGGAACGATTGGCAACCCTGATCCCTTCAAACACCCGCCGCAGGACGTAGGACCGCGCGATGCTGACCACCGTGAACACCGCGCCCATCTTCAGGTTCTGCGCAAGCGTCGTGTGCAGCCCGAAGACCGGGAAGATCAGGATCTGCGTGACCACTGCGACGCCGTAACCGACGATCACGTTGGCGACGGCCTCGATCAGCGACATGAGGCGCGACTGTTTCATGCCGCCACCTCATCCATCGGCCAGCAGTTCAGCTGCCAGAGTTCGCAGCGCATGCGCTGCAACCAGGGGGACCACTCCGTTGCCACAGAGGCGAAGCCGGTCCACCCGGTGGGCCAGCCCATCAGCGCCTCGACGAATGCTGGGTTCAAGGTCCGGCGCGACTCGGAGGTATCGCTCCCAGCCATCGGCGTCACCAGGACCTGGCGGCCAAGCAGGCCGTTCACCGGGGTGTTCGCCAAGCTCGTCGCACCGTCTTTGTGGTCCCGCGCCGTTGGCGTCATCCACATCCCCGCCGAATGTGTCAGGTCGGCGGTCCGCCGGTTGCCCGCGCTCGGCTTGCAACCGTCGTTCGCCATCGGCGTCGGCCACATCGCAGCCGTCGTCGCCAGGTTCATCCCGTGCTGACCGGCTTCCTGAGACGGCGTCGGCTTCGTCTGCCGGTTCTCGTTGGCGCTGGCCCGGGGCGTCGGCCACAGCCGGAGCAGTTCGGTCCGGTTCCCGCCACTCGACCGGGTTCCAGAGCAGGCGCGCGGGGTCGGCCAACTCGTCCCCTTCGCGGATGGCGAGGATGAACAGTCGCTCGCGCTTGTGGGGCGCGCCGACTTCCGCCGCCGTGAAGAGGCCTGCCGCAAGGCGGTAGCCCATGCCGACCAGTCCGCTGGCGACTTCGGGGAATCCGAGGCGGAGATGATGGGCGACATTCTCGAGGAAGACGAAGGGCGGCTCGACCTCGCCGATGATACGGGCGACATGGGGCCAGAGGTGGCGCGGGTCGTCCGCGCCCCGGCGCTTGCCCGCGACGGAGAACGGCTGGCACGGATAGCCCGCAGTGACGATGTCCACCGCGCCGCGCCACGGGCGGCCGTCGAAGGTGGCAACATCGTCCCAGACAACAGCCTGATCCAGGGACGCATCTTCCATCCGCGCCACGATAGTGGCTGCGGCGAAGGTTTCCCGTTCGACATGGCCCACAGCACGATATCCGGGGATGGCGATGGTGAGCCCGAGATCGAGCCCGCCCGCGCCGGAGCAGAGGGAGAGGCCGAAGAGGCATGCGTCTCCGGCCCCGGAAGCGACTCCGGAGGGATGTAAAGCCAGGTCATGCATGTCACGCGGCGGTCTGGCGCTTTCGCGCGGGTTCGAGGGCGGTGTCCGTTGCCGGGGCATCGGCATCGTCGCCCAGCCGCTCGGTCCTCACCTCAGCGAAGGTCCGGCCGTCGCCGTCGAGGATGGCGTCGCGACCGGTTTCGGCCTGCCAGCGTTCCACGGCGACATCGACATAGGCCGGGCTGATTTCCATCGCGAAGACATGTCGGCCGTTGGCTTCGCCCGCCATGATCTGCGAGCCGGAGCCCGAGAACGGCTCGTAGCAGAGCCCGCCGCGCGCGAC